CCTGATGAGTCTATTCTCATGCGTTCACTACCAGTCAAAGTGGTGTTATTAGCTGCTGTATAAAATAAAATGTTATTAACTGCATTAGCTGCACTTATACCACCACCGATACTAACACTTCCACCTGTTACAGATGATGAAGATGTCATTAACATACCAGCAATAGGTTCTTCTGCATTGGTATAATGAGAACCAACAATAGCACCATATTTAGTTGTTGCATCGCTTTCTGTATTACTTACTCTAAACTGTGTTGATAGACCTGACTTTACAATGTTTAAAGCTGCACTTGGCGAAGTTGTACCAATTCCAACGTTGCCATCTCCTCTAACTTTAAATAAATCAGTACCGCTAATATTTTCTACCAATAATCCAACATCAGATGAATTAATACCAGCTCTTACCCTTAGACCATAACTCTGACCACCTGTTGTGCTACCATTTAGTCTTGCTGCGAAAACATTAGCATTGCCTTGTACTTCTAGCTTGTCACCATTAGATGAAGTTTGTCCCACCAACAAATTGCCTGATGAGTCTATTCTGAGTCTCTCACTAGCTGCTGTACCATCATAAATTTGCAAAGCGTTATCAGAACCTTTTGCAAGTATTTGCCAATTCCTATTAGGTGTTTTAATTTGAAATCCAGCTTGTGAGCCATCAGTAGAACCACCTGTTTCGACTAATGCTCTTGCTGTGCCTGAAGATTTATAAACGTGTAATGGTTGACTTGGCGAATCAGTTCCTATTCCAACGTTGCCTGAAGTATCAATGATTAGTCTGTCAGCAGGCGTTCCTGATAAATCTCTAATTATAAATTTACCTGTACTTCCTATGTATTGACTAAAACTTCTAACTCCTGTTCTTGTTAATCTAAAAGCCAAATCATCAGTTGCTTCAATATGTAGGTCATGACTTGGCGAAGTTGTGCCAATTCCAACACGTTGACTGCTATCTATTCTGAGAGCTTCTGTTGCAGCAGTTCCAAGCACTAGAGCATCGTTCCCTCCAAGTGTTTTAATAGAAGCAGTATTGTTACCATCAAAAGCAAGAAGTTCTAGTGTAGCATCAGCAGCAGTATCGGCTTCAAGCCTAATACCAGCAGCAACATTTGAACCTACTATATGAAGCTGTCTTTGTGGCGAATCAGTTCCTATTCCAACGTTTCCACCATTCATAATAACATCGCCATCATTTTGAAAAAGAAGCGGAGATTCTGAGGTTGTTTGATTCCAAAAATAAAATTGGTTTGAATCATGTTCAATAGAAAATGAATTAGCTCCTGTTCTAGTAAAGTTTACAGCCCTGTCTCCTACATGAGTTACATCTAGTAAATTAACCTGTGCAGTTCCCTCTACATCTAATTTTGCACTTGGCGAAGTTGTACCAATACCCAAACTCTCAGCACTAGCATCCCAAAATAAACCTTGAGTTGTTCCTGTGTCGTCATAGAAGGAGATGTCTCCGTTGTTTGCTACCTTTAAATGCAAGTCTCCTTGACCTGCCGCCATGTTGCCAGAACGAACTTGTAGTACATCACCTGTGCCACCATTTTGTAGGTAAACTGCGGCATTAGACGAGTTTCTTGCTAAAAGATTATAAGTGGTGTTTGCAGTGTCTGTTTGAAATCCATCACTTGTAACTGTACCTGTTACGTCTATGCCTGTGGAGGTTGTTTTAATTTTTTGTGAACCATTGTGATTTAATTCAACTGCACCATCTTCACGAGCAATCATCATTATTTCGCCATCTAGTTTTTGCATAAGAATACTAGAGCTTCCTTGTATGCGAAGTGTTCCAGTACCAGTATCTTTAATATAACTATTACTACCATCATGGAAGATTTGTAAATCTGAGCCTGTACCGAATACCGCCTTTTTTCCATCTGCAAAATTAATTTGATTTGGGTTTAAATTAATCTGTGTACCAGAGCTACTAAAGATTGCATCAAGAGAGTCTAAGTCTGCGTTAAGCGAAATACCCCAGGTATCTTCTGCTGCACCTGGCTCTGGTTTTGTTAAGTTTAGATTAGTTGTATATGTATCTGCCATTTAAGCTGCCTCTTGTTTGTCTAGTTCAGTCCAATTTGTTGATGGGTTACTTTGATCTGTCCATGTTGCACTTGCAACTATCTGATCTGTCCATGTATCGTCTGGAACAATTATATCTTCCCATTTTAGACCACCAACAGCGACAAGGCTACTGGTTTGGTTGATCGTTGATGCGGCTGCAAATGTTGCTCTACCTGTTGCATCAAAGCCTGATGTTTGTGCAATGGTTGAGAAACCAGCTACGGTTATAAATGCCTGTGAGTCAAAGTCTGATACTGCTGCAATCGTTGCATTAGCACCATGCGTTTTTCTGCCTATTGCATTAGCACCTGATACAGCACTAATAGTTGCAACTGCTCTGTCAATCTGTGTACCAGTTGCAGTAAATCCTGAAACAGCCTGTATGACTGCTGTAGGTACATCTATTTGTGTTCCAACTGCGGTAAATCCGCTAGTTGCTGATATGGTTGCTTCGGCTTGTATAGCAAGATCGTTATACTTTGATCTTGAGTAGTAGCCTTTGTTATAGCCTATACTGGCCATGATATTAAGCCAGTGTTACGTCTAAATCACCAGTATTGAATCTAAATACATCTCCTGTACTAACAACTTTTGATGTAGTTAAGTTTGCATATGCTAACAAATTACCTGATGATGAGGCATCAAAGATACCAACTGCAACGACTGTTCCGTAGTTTGCTGTAGCTGTTGGATATTCTATAGCAGCTGTATTACTAGCTGTAGTTGGGTTAGTACCAGATACAGTAAATGCTCCTGACTGTCTTACATAACCGCCACCAGATACTTCAGTTCCACCGCCTGTGTCAGTTGGTGCTACTGTGTATAAAGCAACATATAATGTTGACGGTGCTGTATAAGCATTGCCACCAAAGACGTGGTCTAGAACCTTGTCTTCTAAATAATCACTAAATCCTGCCATTCTGTTCTCCTAATTATTTTTAAAAATATAAGTATTTCTGCCTGACTTGCCATAAGTTCTTCGTCTTTGGATTAACGATCCTTTACCAAATTCAGCCTTCTCTTGTTCCATTCGCATCTCTTCTAAAGCTTTCTCAAACTGTGATGTGAATAAAGCAACTCTATCATCTTCCATAAGATAGATAGATGCGTGTTTTAAAGCACCATATAGGTATGCGTCTGGATATGATGTAGAAATAAAATTCGTTGTATTCGTATCACTTAAAGCATCTATAGAGCCGTAGTATGTTAATTGTAACGTATAACTTGAGTCTGGTGTAGGTGCTAATTCAATTGTGTTATCTACCAAAGCGTAGTAAATGGGCTGTCCTGTAACATTACCATTTCCTTTTCTATAAACATCCATTGATTCTATAGACTGTTGAAACACTGGGCTAAAATCGTTGCCTTCTATTTGTACGTTAATAGCTTCTAGCCAATCAGTTGGTAATGATAAATACTGACCGTCTGCTGTTGCAGTAGCCCTTTTTACCATATCTTTATTTCTTAATCTTCTATTAAACTCTGCTTCTGTTGCATCAATAAAAAAATCTAATTGGTTGGTTAAATCAGATCTGTTTAAGAAATTAGCAATATTAGTTTTTAGCTCGTTGTATGTCATACTTTACCTTTCCATGTTCTAAATGGTTTGTTGTCTGAATGGTTTAACCAGTCTTTCCATTTTGCAGAATCTTGCGCCCAACCTTCTCTTAAGGCTTGTTGGTATACAACCATTGGAACTTCTGCTATATGCCTAAGATCTTTACCTGGTGTCTGTTCAGACAATTGTTTTACATATTCTAAAGTAGGGTTAACGTCCTGTTTAGTATGGTATATAAACTTATTATCCTCTGTTGTAAATACAGATTTAAAGTTTTTTTTATGATCTATTACTGTGGTTTTTGCCATGCTTAATTTTAGCACAAAAAAAAGGGATGCCGAAACATCCCTTAAAGTTATTGACTAACTATATTAAGTAGTTAAGTCAGCAACGATGCCGTGTGCAGCTTCGTTACCTACTTCCAAACCATACTCAACTAAAAGTAATTTTGTCTGAGCATCGCCAACTGTAGCCATATCAACTGTTTTAAAGTCTCTTAAGTAAGAAACTTTAGCATATTCTGGATCTACTAAAAGCAATGATCTATCTCTACTGAAGTTAGATGGTACGATTTTTAGCTCGCCAAAGTCTGAAGCATAAATAGAAACAGAAGCCTCTACTGTGTTTGCATCAATCATTTGTCTAGCTGAAGTTCTACCTGTGAAACCAGAAATAACTTGCTTGTTAACTGGACCACAAATTGCTAGTGAAGGCTCACCACCGTTTTGGAAGCAAGATTGTAAAACTGACTTTAATAAAGGTTCAGTTAAAGCTCTTCTGTCGCCAGTTGCTGCGTCAGTTGGAGCAACACCGTCACCACCACTTGCACCGCCAGTTCCTCTTGAAGCGTTAGATGTAATCCAAGACTCAAAACCACCAGTTACTCTAGCTGTTGTAGAATCGCCAGTTGTCTTAGCACCTTTTTGACAAAGAGCTGTTTCCATATCTCTTTTCAAAGCTTTAGCCATAATAGCTAATTGGTGTGCCATTTCTGATCTTTTACCAGCTGGATCACTTGATTCCTGAGAACCAGATATTGTTGCGTCTCTTTTTGAAATCATTGCAACATTTATTTTCTTTTCTGTTGGAGTAGAAGCAGATGTGTTTTGATCTAATCTGAATCCCTCAATTTCACCAGTAGCATTTACTGTTGGTAGTGCTTCTGTTTGCCAATTAAAAACTACGTTCTTAATTGAGTTTTTTCCAATTGATGACATAAAAGGTGTTGTTGTTGGAGAAATGTTATATATAACATTGCTTAACTGTTCTCTGTTACCTTTTGCATCAAATGTACTGAATACATTGTTAATTTCGGCCATGATATTTTCCTATATTTAAAAGTTTATAATAATTGTTCAAAAACTTTAGCTGCATCTCGTACTTTGCCAGTCTGCGCTAATCGTTGTTTTGCTTTCTTAGCAGAGCTTACCGTTTTTCGTTTATTTGTAGTACCAGGTCTTGCAACTCTAGCTGGTGCTTTTTGTGTTGGTTTCTTCTTAACAGTTTCAGCGATTTTATCGCTTAACCATGCTTTTCTTAAACCAAGTAAAGCTCTCCAGTCATATACAGAGTTAATCTCTTCTTGGGTATATCCCAAGACATTGGTTGCGTAATTTGCAATTTCAGCTTTTTCTTTATTGGCAACCTCTTGGTTCTGCCATTCTGGAATAACCTCAAGCAACTTAGTCTGTCCTTCTTCAACTTGTTGTTGAATTAGTTTCTGCTGTTCAGCAAATGACTCCTGTTGAAGTCTTTGTTGTTCAGCCTGGACAGCTTCTAGCTTTTGCTTTTGTTCATCCCAAAGCTGTTTTTCTCTTACATAACCAACTGGATCATCTTCATATAATCGTTGCCAGTCTGGCTCTTCACCTAAAACACCCTTTAATTGGGCTTCCATTTTCGGTAATAACTGCGAATAGATCGCATCTCTTTGCTCTAACTCTGCTTGCTGCTGCTCAATAGTTTTACGCTGTTGAGAGAGTTCTTGAGTTTTACGCGTATAATCTTGCTGACGAGAATATCCATTGATGAGTTCCTCTTGCGTGACTTCTACCTCTTGGCCATCTACCTTTACAGTAAATGTTTGAAGTTGCGGAGCTTCCTCTTCAACGTCTGTTTGTTCTTCTTCAACTTCTTCGTCATCTTCCAACTCATCTATAATTTCTTGATCTATTTCATCTTCAACAAACTCAGAATCATCTTCAATGACCTCTTCTTCTGCTACATCTTGTTCTTCGACTGCATCTTCAACATTATCCTCTTCAGGTGTTAGTATGCTTTCAAAAACAGACGCAGCTAAATCTGTGTCGCTTTGTAAAGCAGTCGGTTTTCCGTTATTGCTCATAAATACTCCTTATATGTATTTATAAGTATTTTATATCAAGAATGTGTAAAAAGGAAAGTATTAACCAATATTTCTAATTTTGTTTATGTTCGCTTTTGTAAGCTTTCCTTTCTCTGCCATGATACGCAGATGTCTTTCAACCTCTGGTAGTAGTAATAAAGACCTGTGTAAGTCTTCTCTTATGTTGACATCACCAATGTCTCTGGAGTTTAACCAGTGAGTGATGTATTCGTTTTTAAGATTTTCAGTTGCTTCTTTAAAAACATCTGACTCAAGTAATAATCGTGCTTGTTCAGCTTTTACAGCTTCTTCGTGTGTTACTGACATTATCTATATGAGTTAATTGGTG